TAGAGAGTAAGTAATGGATAATGTTAAACTGCCTATAGCCCTAGTTTTGGCGATGGCTGTACAATTAGCTGCCGCAGTGTGGTGGGTGTCTAAACAGGCACATACGATTGATGTATTAAAAGAAGAAGTAGTAGCTCTAAAAGAAGACGTAGGAATATTATTTATAGACACAGATAACTTGATTAATTTTGCTACCTTTACTGAGAATAGATGGGCAGAGGCATATGCTGAAGACATGACATATATTCGTCATTTTGGCACAAAGCCTGTTCCACAAGAAAAGGCACAGTAATGGATAAGCAATTCTACAGAGGGTTGCTACCCTTAGTAAACGATAAAGATCAGTATTCTTCTTTAAAGGATTATGCCAAAGCACGTATCTGGCAGATGCATCACCTCTTAGAGACTACTAAAGATCACCATCGTATTTTAGAAATACAGGGTGCTATAGCGGAATTAAAACGCATCGAAACTCTGAGAGATGAAGTAATAAAGGGCGCAGAGTAATGTCAGACACAAAAGGCTTAATGTCTTCTCTTAGACCTAAACTAAGACCCTCTTTGGAAATACCATATCATGACTCACATAAGATAGAACGTGTAGTATATGCAGAGGCTAAGGGAGAAGGTGTAGAAGGTCGTAATGCTGTCCGTGGGGTTATTCTTAATAGGCTTGCGTCAGACAGGTTTCCTAATACCGTAGATGAAGTACTTAGTGCCGAAGAATTTGAACCTGTGCGTAAATATGGGGGTGTGTTCAAGATACCTGCCCCACAAGAAGAGTTAGAAAAACAATACGCTGAGTTTGCCGACTATGTTCAGTTAGGGGAAGACGCAGTAGATGGACGTACCTTCTTTCAGAATACAGAAACAACTAACAAACGGGGTACGTCTTTTAATGGCCCTGATCCAGTAAAGATTGGTAAGCATACATTCTACAGAGGCTACCGGAATCAAGAACCCGTATATGATACTGCGGGAAGTCATAACGTAAAAATTACATACCCAGACACTGACACGCTTGAGTATGCATTGGGTGGTATAGCCACTGCTACAAGAGGCATAACCACAAAGGAAGGAAGAGAAATGGCTCAGAAGAAATTTCAGTTAGATGATAAGAAAGCTGACTTAGACGGTAATAACGAAGTCAGTGCTTATGAACGAGCGCGTGGCGAAGCTATTCAGAAAAATCTTCAAGACGCCCCAGAAGATGAAGTTATGTCAGGTGATAAGCGTGAGACTGTACAGATGTATCACGGCGGCATGTCTTGTGGTTGTGGCAATGAAGAAGAATGCGGCTGCGGTGGTATGGACGGTATCATGGGATATGACGAAGTAAGCGGCAATCCTATTCCTCTAGGTTCTACACCTGAGAATGTACGTGATGATATTGACGCCAAGATAAGCACTGATGAGTTTGTTCTACCAGCGCATGTCGTTAAGTGGCACGGCATTAAGCATATTATGTCCATGTACGATGAGGCTGAGATGGGTCTTATGGGCATGAAGATGAGTGGTTTAATTCAACACGCTGAAGAAGCACCTGTTGAAGAAGAAGTAGTCGATGAGCCTGAAGAGGACGTTGATGTAGAGATCGCTGCCGTAGAGGTGGACGATAAGATGGATGATACTGAGGATACTGAAAAGGTACTCCCACAGACATCCAGTTTACCGGGAATGGTGAAGAAACAAAAGATCGCCTTCCTTTATTGATTTGGATACCCGATTAGTCGGACCCAGAGAGGAAAACATGGAAAAGAAACAGAAGTACACCCGCGCTCCAGAAGCAGAGGATAATCTAACATACAGCCAAGAGGTTTCGCAAAATCAAGCAGCCCCTGTTGAACAGTTAGATGCAGAAGAAGAAAGCTATAAGAAACGGTATCAGGATATACAACGACATATCCAAAATATTCGTGATCAGAAGGATAAAGAAGTAGCAGAGGTAAAAGCTCAGTTAGAAACCGCTACACGTAAACAGATCAAGTTCCCTAAAACGGACGAAGAGATTGATCAGTGGTCTAAGAAATATCCTGATGTAGCTCAAATTGTTGATACTATTGCGCGTAAACGAGCAAACGAAGTATTAGCTGAAGGTGAAAAGCGCCTTGTCCAAGTAGAGAAGTTTGAAAAAAGTTTACACCGACAGAGTGCTGAACAGGAACTTATGAAGTCACATCCAGATTTTGCACAAATCCGGCAAGACCCACGGTTCCATGAATGGGTTGCTTTGCAGCCATCTGCAATTCAGGATAGCGTTTATAAGAACAATACTGACGCTAAGTGGGCTGCACGAACTATTGACCTTTATAAGGCTGATACTAAGCGTTCAGGTACTTCTAATACAGCCGCACAAGCTGTAGGTAGAACATCAGCGTCTTCACCAGCAACACGTAGCAAAGCTAAATTCTCAGAGAGCATGGTTAATGACATGTCAGATCGTGAATACGAAGCCAATGAAGAAGCCATTAATGCGGCTATTCAGTCTGGTAACTTTGCCTATGACATGACAGGTGCAGCACGATAAAATAATTTGAAGGGTACAGTTGACGTATATAACACTTAGCTGTATCCTTCGGATGCGCCCGATAGGGTGCATATAATAACAATTAACTATTGCAGTGTATAAACTATTATGTTATAATGATCTATATACTACAGAAGAGAGGGACACTATAGCAGTACACCCCAATCTTTACCCCTCCAGATAATACGACTAGAAGTACACCAGTGCTATTAGACCCGTTCTAAACGACACTCTAATATACTGACACGGCTGTTTAATTGTCTGATCTAGCTGCTTCTATTTATAGAAGTGTATACATAGCCATTTCATTCAAGGAGACAACAAATGGCATTCCCAAAGGCATCAGGTTATACAAACCTGAACTCAGGTAACTTCTCGCCAGTTATCTATTCCAAAAAAGTTCAAAAGGCGTTTCGTAAGGCATCAGTAGTTGACGCGGTTACTAACACCGACTATAGTGGCGAAATCGCCAACTTCGGTGACTCTGTTAAAATCATTAAAGAACCGGACATCACCATTACGAACTATGAACGTGGTACGGCTCTTGCAACACAAGATTTGACAGATGCCGATTTCACTATGGTAGTAGATCAAGCAAACTACTTCCAGTTCGCCATCGATGATATCGAAGAAGCGCACTCACATATTTCGTTCCAAGATTTGGCATCGGACCGTGCGGGTTACAAACTTCGTGATAGCTTTGACGCAGAAGTACTTGGCTACCTATCAGGTTGGAAGACACCTTCTAACTGGGCGCGGCGTTCAGCATCTGGTGACATAAACGGCACTAAGGCTGACTCTAACGCTGGTAACGATGAACTTTTGGCAGCAAACAAGTTGGATATCACTGATTTCGGTGGCGCAGACTTGGGTAATGCTGGAGAAGTAACATCTATTCCAATCGCCGCAGGTGGCGGTGCTGGTGGTATTACATCACCATTGGCTATCATGAACCGCATTGCCCGTCAGATGGACGTTGCTAATGTGGACACAGATGGACGGTGGCTTGTAGTTGATCCAGTGTTTGCAGAAGTATTGATGGATGAGTCAAGTAAGCTCATCAATTCTGACTTCGGTGGCGGTGATGAGATGCGTAATGGTAAGTTGCCCGGAACTATCCGTGGTTTCTCCATCTACAAGTCTAACAATCTTCCATACGAAGGTACAGGCGCTGGTGTAGCACTTTCAACTGGCTCCGAGACTAACTTCGGTGTGTTGGTTGCTGGTCATGCGTCTGCGGTTGCTACTGCGGAACAGATCGCTAAAACAGAAACTTTCCGTAGTCAAACAACCTTCGCGGATGTTGTGCGCGGGATGCAATTATATGGGCGCAAGATTCTTCGCCCTGAAGCTCTGTTCACTGCGAACTACAACCTAGCATAAAGCTATAGTAGGGGCTGGTCAAGCGCTGGCCCCTTACTTTTTTCTAAAAGTAATGCACTTTATTAAGGTACTGTAATGCCAACAAGCTACATTGATTTGTGTAATCAAACACTACGGCGTCTTAATGAAGTTGAGATTGCTGAAGCCGACTTCGGGTCGGTTCGTGGCGTTCAGGCACTTGTTAAGGACGCTGTTAAAGCAGCGGTTGCAAAAATAAACCAAGCTGAATTTGGTTGGCCTTTTAACGCGGCTGAAGAAACCGATACCTTAGTAGCAGGTCAGACAGAATATACTTGGCCCCAGTACTTTAAGGTTGTTGATTGGAACAGCTTTCAAATACAAAAGAATGATAGTCTAAGCACAGGGTTTAAAACTCTTAAGGTTATAGACACAGACGAATGGTACTCCCGACATCGTGATGATGATTATTCGGCAGGTAACTTAGGCAGGGGTATCCCTGAATTTGTATTTGCGGGACATGGTAATGGGTACGGGATAACGCCCTCACCGGATAAAGCATATACTATTAAGTTCCGCTACTTTATGAATTACTCTGACATTACGAATGCAACGGATGTTACCAGAATACCTGAAAGCTTTGATACAATACTGATTGATGGTGCAATCTATCATATGTACATGTTCAAGGATAACTTAGAAGCAGCCCAAGGCGCTTTCTTAGCCTTTGAGAAGGGTATCAAAGACCTTCAGACGCTCTACATAAACAATGAAGTATATGTACGAGACACGCGGATTAGATATTAATGCCTGATAAGATTACGTCTTATAAACTAATCAGTAGCGGCGGTCTAAACAGTAACGAAAATCACTTAGACTTATCGGATAATGCCCCCGGTGCTGCAACAAGATTAGTTAACTATGAACCTAGCCTCTTCGGGGGCTATAGGCGTATTGAGGGGTATGATGAATATGACAGCGACTACGGTGAGGTAACTGTAGCAGGTCAGACAACAGGTCAGGGTAAAGTACTTGGTCTTGCCATATTCAAAGACGATGTAACGAATACCACTAAGATTATTGCTGCACGGCAAGACTCTGGTGGAAGTAACTACAGTTTTTACCACTACACTCCATATATTGGGTGGCGTAAGTATACTCTAGATTACTCAGTTACTAGGCCAATGACACTTAACGGACGTACAGTTAGTAAGTTACGTCATGTGTCTTTTAACTTTGGCGCAGGTAACAAGATTGTATTTGTAGACGGTGTAAATCCAGCCATTGTTTTTGATGGTACTAATTGGGAAGAACTAAAGTCTACTAACTCTGGTGGGTTTACCGCTGGCGGTACAAATACAGGTGGTGGACCGCAGTGTATTAACGCACCTTCTTTGGTAGACGTATTCCAAAATACTTTGTTTTTAGCAGGGGATACTGCATTCGGTGCTACAATAGCTCACTCAGCCCCCACGACTACTACAGATACAGATGGATTTTATGATTTCACAAGTGGTGCGGGTGCAGGGCAAATAGCCGCTGGATTTGATATAATACAAATCAAACCGTTCCGCGATGACTTATTTATATTTGGTACAAATGGCATCAAGAAGATTACCTTAGACGCTGCCAATAATTTTGTTACTGATCAGGTTACTGCTAACGTGGGTTGCGTTGCTAGAGACAGCGTACTTGAAATCGGCGGTGATCTTATGTTCCTAAGCCCTGATGGTTTCAGACCTGTTGCAGGTACAAGTCGTATCGGGGATGTTGAACTAGAAACAGTATCTAAACCAATACAGGCTACGCTTGTAGATATCATTGCTAACGAAGATATGGACACGCTGAATGGCGTTGTTATTAGATCAAAGTCTCAGATAAGATACTTTATTGGTGACGATAGTATATCAGCCTCTGATAGTATTGGTATTATTGGCGGTCTTACAAACAGCACAGGCGCAATATCTTGGGAGTTTGGTGAATTATTAGGTATACGAGCCTCATGCACAACAAGTGGTTATGTAGGCACTACTGAGAACATTCTACACGGGGATTATGACGGTAGGATATACAAACAAGAATTTGGTACAAGTTTCAATGGCGGCGATATTATATCTATCTACGCAACACCTTACTTAGATTTTGGTGAAACTGAACAACGTAAAACAATGCGTAAGATAAATACGTTCATTAGGGCCGAAGGTCCACTGGAGATGCTTTTAAGTATGACGTATGATTGGGGCGATGGGGCTACATCAACCCCCGCTACGTACTCACAATCCTCAACAGGCGCACCTACCAGATACGGCGGTAGGAATATTAAATACAACGCAACCAACGTACTTTATGGTGGTTCATCAAAGCCAATAATGACCAGTGATATTCAAGGATCGGGTTTTTCGGCACAGGCAACTTTTGTAACGATAGGTCAGACAGAACCGTTCTCTATTCAGGGCATGGTCTTTGAATTTACCACGGCAGGGAGAAGATAACAGATGGCGGGTTATACACGACAGTCCACTGGTAGTATTATTAACGGTTCGCCAATTACAGCGCCGCCGCTAAATACAGAATTTAACCAATTACAAGCTGCCTTCAGTGCTACTACAGGTCACTCTCACGATGGCTCAAGTGGTAACTCTCCTAAGATTAACCTTGCTACGTCTATTGTAGGATACCTTCCAGCCGATCATGGTGGTATTGGTGGTAAGAATAAACTTGATGCCACAACTACGCCCGTTGTTTCTAACGATAATACTGAGGGTTACGCACCGGGGTCTTTGTGGGAGAATACTAATACAGGCCGTATATACATCTGCGTAGGTAGTGCTACCGGAGCGGCTGTCTGGCGAGAACTATTACAAGTACAAAGCGGTAATGCTGTACTTCCAGCGGCAACAGATACTGTAGACTTAGGCTCTAACACTGTACGCTTTCAGGATTTGTTTCTTAGTGCGGGGATAGCTGCCGCAGGTAATGCTACTATTGGTGGCACTATGAATATCACAGGAGCAACGGCTCTTGGTTCTACTCTGGGTGTAACTGGTAACACAACACTGGTTAATCTAGCAGCTACTGGTACAACTACTATCACATCGATTGACCTGAACTCTGGTGCTATTGATGGTACTACTATCGGTACTTCTACTCCAGCCGCTGGTACGTTCACTACTCTTAATGCAAACACCAGCCTTGTAGCTGCTACAGCCGATATCAACGGCGGTACAGTTGATGGAGCCACTATTGGTGCGTCTAGCCCAAGCACAGGCTCATTTACCACTTTAGGCGCTTCTGGAACATCTACCCTAGCAACTGTTGATATCAACGGCGGTAACATCGATGGAACAGCAATCGGGGCTTCAGTACAATCCACAGGAGCGTTCACAACCGTATCGACTTCAGGTCAGGCTACTCTGGCAACAGTTGATATTAACGGTGGCTCAATTGACGGTGCTGCTATTGGCGCTAACGCAACTTCTAGCGGTGCTTTCACTACTCTGTCTGCTTCTGGGGGGATTACTGGTACACTAACTGGCAACGTGACGGGTAATGTAACGGGTAACGTAAGCGGTGCAATCACAGGCAATGTCACTGGTAATCTAACAGGTAACGTAACCGCAGGTTCTGGTACGTCTTCATTCAACAACGTCACTATTGATGGCACGTTGAACATGAATGCTGGTACATCTGCTACTATTCAGAACCTTACTGCTCCGACAAATGACTTAGATGCCGCCACAAAAAAGTATGTAGACGATGAAATATCCACCCTGATTGGTGATGCTGGTGCAGGGCTGAATACCCTTGGCGAACTAGCAGATGCCCTGAATGATGATGATGACTTCAGCACTACGGTAACAAACAGTATCGCTACTAAGCTGCCAAAAGCGGGTGGCACTATGACAGGCGCTATCGCCATGTCTACGAATAAAATTACTGGCGTAGGTGATCCTTCATCAGCCCAAGACGTAGCTACAAAATCCTACACAGATACTCAGCGTAACACCCGTGTAGCCAAAACAGGCGATACGATGTCTGGCGCATTAGCTATGGGTTCTAACAAGATCACTGGCTTGGGTACTCCAACGGCTGGTACAGACGCTAGTACAAAGGCTTATGTTGATAGTGTACTTGGTAGCAGTACAGCGGCGGCGACTTCAGCCTCTAGCGCAGCGACTTCAGAAAGCAAT